CAAGCGCGGTTCGAGAGGTATTCAAGGGCCGGGCGGTGAAATTTTTTATGAGACAAGCCCCGGCTCTTTAAATTTTAGATCTGTTGCAGGGAGTGACGGCGGCGGCTTTGTCACCATTGAGGATTTTGGCGCCCAAAAAGCTGAAGCCGCAGCAGCAGCTGCAGCCGCTTCGACCGGTAGCGGTGGATCCGGCAGTAGTGGCAGCCGCAGCAGCGGTAGTAGTAGCGGCACCCGAAGCTATGCTCCGGCGTCAGGTGGATCCACCTCAAGTGCTGCTGTAAACGATGCAATCGAGGAAACAGAAACCGCAGTTGCGACTGCACAAGCAGACGTTTCGACCGTCGCGAAAAGTCCGTGGCCCGACGCGCCACCCGAAGTTCAAACTTATGATCAATATCTTGCTTGGAGAAGGGCGCAATCGGCTAAAACCGGATTTCAAAGCACTGTCCAAACCGGCTCGACTGGCCTCAATGATGACGAAATGAACTCGGGTGTTCTAGTGACCGAGCTATCGTAATGGCAGCTTATGGCAAAAAAGGGATCTCACCGGAACCCGAACAAATCATCCGGCGCTGTAAAGAATTAAAGTCAGGTCGCGAGAACTGGGAAAACATCTGGGATGAGGTCGGGCATTTTGTCCTACCCACTAAAGCTGATTTCCTTACGGAGCGAACTCGCGGCGATAAACGCGACGAGGATATTTATGACTCCACGGCGATCAGCTCTAACCAAACCCTTGCGTCCGGTCTCCACGGCGCGCTAACAGCGCCTAGCGGTCGTTGGTTTTCAATTCGCTACCGTGACGATCAGTTAAATGACGATGACGCTGCGATTGAGTGGCTTGAAGACTCGGTTGATCGAATCTATAAAAGCCTAGAAGAATCTAATTTCAATTCTGAAGTCAACGAGCTGTACCTTGACCTTTGTTGTTTTGGCACCGCCGCGATGAAGGTTGAAACTAATAAGGTTGAAAACCAAGATTCATTAAATTTTCGCACTGTTCATTTGAGTGAAGTTGCAATTTCCGAAAACGTTGATGGTGTGGTTGATACTATCTACCGCACTTTAAAGTTCTCAGCGCGTCAAGCAAGGCAGCTTTTCCCTGATGAAAATCTAGGCGAAACAATTGAAAGAGCGTTAGAAAATAAACCCGACAAAGAGTTTGAGTTTATTCACGCCGTCTATCCACGCGAAGGCGTTGAGCCAGTTGACATGGCGCCGGGTAAAGATCGACCGTGGGCGTCGTGTTGGGTTCAAGTTCACGATAAAAAATTAATTCGCGAAGACGGCTACTACGAGTGTCCGTGGATGGTGCCTCGATGGTCTAAGCTTTCCGGCGATGTTTACGGATTCAGCCCTGCAATGATGGCGCGAGCCGACATTCGCACCCTAAACGCTGCCAAGTTGTTCGAGCTGCGCGCATGGGAAAAGAATATCGATCCTCCGACGTTAGCCGCATACAACGGCATCATCGGCGATCTTCGACTCGACCCCGGCGGTTTAACTTACGTCCGTGACATCAACGGTGTCCGACCGATGCAGAACGGCACCCAGTGGAATGTGACGCAGATCAAGTCTGCTGAACTCATCACAAATATTCGCCGGGCTTTCTTTAATGATCAGCTTCAACTGAGTGAAGGCCCGAACATGACCGCAACCGAAGTCCGGGCGCGCATGGAGCTGATGCAACAGATCCTCGGGCCGGTCGTGGGCCGACTCCAGAGCGAATTCCTAAACCCGCTGATTCAGCGCGTGTTTATGGTGATGTTCCGAGCCGGCGCATTTGCCGAGCCTCCCGCGTCATTACTCGAAGGCGGTAACAAGCTTGATGTCGAATATGTCTCGCCGTTAGCGCGAGCGCAAAAGATGGATGAAGTGTTCGCCGTGGAACGTTGGATGGGTCAGTTAGCTCAAGTGATGCAGATTGATCCTACGGTAATGGACGTTGTTGATTTTTCCAAGATGGGAAGAATGCTTGCCAAACGTCTTGGCGTTCCGGGTGAAGTCATGCGCTCCGAAGAAGAAATGGAGCAGCTGAAGATGGAACGCGAACAAGCAGCCGCGCAGCAGCAACAGATGATGCAGCAGCAGATGGGTCTTGATCAAGCCGGACAAGCTGCACAAGTTGCCGGTGCAGTAGATCAAGTTAATCCTGACACGATGGCGGGTGTTGTCGCCGGTGTGACCGGTCAATGATCCCAGTCGATACATTAGAAAAAAAATGGCGCAAGATCATCGATTCGCCTGATGGTGAGTTAGTGATGGAAGCGTTATTCGAGTTGTACGTTTTGCGTACCTCTCACACCCCCGGAGATCCGTACCAAACTGCCTTCCACGAAGGGCAGAGGGATGCGATCAATTTCTTAATCAACTTAGCCCGAAAGGATAACTAATATGAGCGAAGAAAGCGTTCTAACTCAAGAAGCAGCACCAGTTGAAAACACTAGCAGTGGCACTTGGCGCGAATCACTACCAGAAGATTTGCGCGAGTCTGGATCACTTAAAGATATTCCTGACGTAAACACCCTTGCGAAAGCATATTCCGATGCACAGTCATATATAGGCCGCAGCATTCGGATACCCGGCGAAGATGCCGGCGAGGACGTTTGGAGCGACTTTAATCAAAAGCTTACTAATGTTCCCGGCGTTGCAAGAATTCCGTCTGAGGATTCTGAGGCAGAAGATTGGTCGGCCTTTTATAACCGAATGGGTCGCCCAGAGTCAGCTGACGCATATTCAATCACTCGACCCGAAGGCGCTGAAGCAAGCGAAGCTGAAGGTGCGTTGTTGGCAAAGCTGCATGAGATTGGCCTCAACAACAGTCAAGCCAATAATTTAGTGAACTGGATGAATGACGGTGTCACGACTGCCACCCATGAACGAAACAATTCAATGAACGCTTCATTGTCTTCTTTGAAAGACGATTGGGGTCAGGCGTTCGATTCCAAGCTGCAAGATGCGAAATCTGCGATTGGTCATTTCGGTGGTGAAGAACTGCTGCAAGAGATTAACGGCAGTGGATTGGGCAACAACGTAAAACTAATCAAAGCTTTTGCTGAAATCGGTCGAGGCTTCTCTGAGGATCCTGCAATGTCTGTTGGTGGAAAACAAAATGCGGGTATGACGCCCACAGAAGCCAAAGAACAGATCGATGAGATCTTAGGCAACGCAGCGCATCCTTATAACGATCTTGACAATCCTGCACATGATGCAGCGGTGGACAAAGTTCAAAAACTTTATCAGGCAGCTTACTTGTCTGATGATGACGCCGAGCCAGATATTTTTGAAAGAAAGCTCGGTCTCGGGTAGCGCGACAGCGTCCGAAACCCGGTGACCGGGTAGGTCATCCCTGACGAGGGCAAACGTAGACGAGTCCGAAAGGGTAGCTCCTCGAAAAAAAGTCAGCCGGCATTTGCCGGTTTTTTTATTTCTTTTTTAGAGGATTACATCATGGCCTACTCAGGCAACAAGTGGTATGCACAACAGTATCAAGATGCTGTTATGCAACTTGCACAACAGCAAGGTTCAAAAATGCGTCCCATCGTTTTCACGAAAACGGTTGATTCGGAAAAAGTGAATTTTGAGCGACTCGGTGAAACCGCCGCAGTAGCCAAAACAACTCGCTACACCGATACTCCGAACGTGGAAATGGTTCACTCACGAAGAGTCGCGACTTTGTCCGACTACCACTGGGCGACCATGCACGATTGGACGGATGGAGTTCGGATGTTGGTTGATCCGAAAGGCGCGTATACGAAAGCCGGCGCATGGGCAATGGGTCGAGCAATCGACGATTTGGTCATTACGGCAGCTCTTGGTAACGCGACCGATGACGCGGGATCTTCTGTCGCTTTGCCGGCGGGTCAAAAAATTACCGAGGCGGGAACTGCCGGTATGACTTTGGCAAAGATCCTTGAAGCGAAACGAATCCTTGATGCAGCTGAAGTTGAAAACGAAGATCGATTCTTTGTTCTCGGTTCGCAGCAGCTCGAAGATTTGCTGAATGTAACTGAAATAAAAAGTGCCGACTATAATTCTGTGAAAGCATTAGTAGAAGGCCAAATTGATAGTTATTTAGGCTTTAAATTTATTCGCTCCGAGCGTCTGTCAATTGCTTCCAGCAAACGGAAGTGCATTGCGTTCCAAAAATCTGGTTTAGGTCTTGGCGTAGGCAAAGACATGACAACCAAAATCGATGAGCGTCCAGACAAGAGTTACGGTTGGCAAGTTTATATGGCTTGGTCAATGTGTTCGACTCGCGTTGAAGACGCACGTGTTGTGGAAGTTCAAGCCCACGAAGCTTAACTTCTCTCTCGGGGATTGGCGGCCTTCGGGCCGCCTTTTTCTCTTACTGATAGGAAATCATGGCATTTTCAAAGCTATCAATTATTAATGATGCGTTGACCCTTTTGGGAACAAACCGGATTACATCTTTGGCTGACGGCAGTACGGAGTCGGCTGTAATGAATCAGATCTTTGATGGCGTTCAAGATTCGGTCGCTAGATCGTTTGCTTGGAATTGCCTGACAAATAGGACTGAGCTTGCGAGGGAAGTATCGACCCCGGCTTACGGTTTTGATTTTCAATATGCGTTACCGACCGACCCCTACTGCATCCGAGTGTTGGAGATGAATGAAACCAACAACACGGATAAATGGAAAGTAGAAGGCCGAAAAATTCTCTCAAATGCTTCGACTTGTAAAATTAAGTTTATTGGTCGACCTGATTCTTTAGGTGATATTGATTCCCTTTTGGCGCAAGCAATCACCGCAAGGCTTGCTGCAGATGCAGCTTACACCCTTGTTCAATCCAATAATGTCACGCAGCTCATGTGGCAGCTCTATTCTCAAAAACTCGCCGAAGCTCAATCGATTGATCAGATTGAATCCTCTCGCGATCACTTTATTTCAACGAGACTTGAAGATGCTAGATCCGGTTTAGGATCTGACACAACACGTTTCGGAAAGGCTTGGTGGTAAATGGCGCGCACTAACGCGATCCAAACAAACTTTCTGAGTGGTGAGTTAAGTCCAATCCTTTTTGGCAGAGTGGACACCGACCGTTACACAAGCGGCGTGGAAACTTGCGAAAATTTTATTATCAAATTGCATGGTGGTGTTGAACGTCGAGGTGGGACGCACTACGTTGCCGCCGTAAAAGACTCAACAAAAAAAGCCAGGTTGATAAGGTTTGAATTTAATCGCGCTCAATCTTACGTTTTAGAATTCGGCGAAAGCTACATTCGATTTTTTACACAGAACGGTCAAGTCGTTTCGGGAGGCAGTGCTTATGAAATCAGTTCGCCGTACACGGAAGCGCAGCTCGACGAGATTCAAGTCGCGCAATCAGCCGACACCATGTACATCGTTCACCCCGATGTCGCGCCGCGAAAACTGGTTAGAACATCGAACACAAGTTGGGCGCTAACTGCGCCTTCTTTCACAGCTCCGAAATGGGATGCCACTGACAAGTATCCGCGATCAGTTACTTTTCATCAGCAGCGTCTTTGGTTTGGCGGTACTGAAGGAAAACCGCAAACAATCTTTGCTTCAAAGTCAGATGATTTTGAAAACTTTACGCTTGGCGTAAATGATGATGATGCACTCGAGTATCAGATCGCATCGTACAAAGTTAATACCGTCGAATGGATGTCATCAACCGAAGTGCTACTGGTTGGAACAAGTGGCGGTGAATTTAAGGTTACTGGCGGCAATGCGCCTTTAACACCATCTAACGTTCAAGTAACTCGACAAACCTCTTATGGTGGCAAGAACATACAGCCGCGACATATCGGCTATCAAACCTTATTCGTGCAAGGCACCGGGAGATCGATTCGATCTTACGAATATTCTTGGACAAATGATTCATATGATTCTGAAGATCTGACGTTTCTTGCAAATCACATTGGCGATGAAGGCATCAAGCAGATGGCCTATCAAATGGCACCCGATTCAATTTTGTGGTGCGTTCTTGATAACGGTGTTCTGGCAGGAATGACTTACGACAAAAACCGGAGCATTGTGGGATGGCATCGTCACACGACTGATGGCACTTTTGAATCGTTAGCGGTTATTCCGCAAAGCACCGTTGATCAGGTTTGGGTGATCTCAAAAAGAACAATCGGCGGCGTAACCAAACGCTACGTCGAATATCTCGACCCCGACCTACACGTTGACTCAGCTTTGACCTACAGCGGTAGTGCGATCACCGGCATTACGTCAGGCGGTCTCGCGCACCTCGAAGGTAAGACGGTAAGCATTCTGGGCGATGATGCAGTGGTGCCGAACGCAACGGTCAGCAGCGGCAACGTTTCATTCGGTGGCGCATCTGTCACAAAAGCCGATATTGGTCTTCCTTTTACTAGCACGTTAAAGACGCTCGCAGTCGAAGGTGGTAATCCTGCCGGAACAGCGCAGGGTCTACAAAAAAGATGGAATGAAATCTATGTGCGATTGCACGATTCATTTTTTCCAAAGATTAATGGGATCCGACCGCCGGTTAGATCACCCGCGACAGGCATGGGAACAGCTGAACCAAAAACAACCGGCGATGTCCGGGTTAGAAATGAAGGAGTTGATTTGGACGGACAAGTGACGATTACGCAAGATCTTCCCGGCCCGACTCACTTGCTGTCGATCTTTGGCACTCTTTCAGTGAACGGAGGTTAGGAATGGCAATTGATCCGGCAACAGCTTACGTTGTCACGACTGCTGTTTCCGCTTTTTTGGGAAATTCAGCAGCCGACGATGCAGCTGAACGTGCAATTGAAATTGGAACCGCTAACGCAGAAGATTTAAGAACAATTTCAGTCGCTAACGCTGATGAAGTTGTAAAAGTTGCCGGTCTTAATGCCGATGCAATTCTTGCGACGGCGAGCCTTAACGCTGACAGCACATTAAAAATTGCAGAAACGAACTCTCTAGCGTTCCTGACTTCAGCTCGAGAAAACATTGATTTAGCCGCAACTGAAAATGTTGAGGTCTTGCGGCGCCACGTTCTTCAGGAAAATGCACTTAGTGGATCGATTCGCGCAGCTGCCGGTGCAAGCGGTGTTCGTATCGGGGCCGGTTCCCCATTGGAAGTTCTTATCGATGCCGTCGAGCAGGGATATGGTGAGCGTCAATATATGGCGAACTATGCCAAGAAGCGCATTCAGATGATGGGAAATGAAAGTATTCGAAGAGCATCAATCACCATGATGGATGCCGAGGAAAGAGCAAAGGTGCTTATGGAAACTGCTTCAATGCAAGCAATGATTACTCGAGAAGAGGGCGCGTCATCAGCTCGAATAATGCTGAACGATGCGGAAGCTAACGCAAGATCAATGGAGCGTGGCGGTGCAGCTTATGCCTCAAGCTTGCGAGCCGGCGGTACAGCGACATTGATTAATGGGTTAATGAACGCCGGAAACGCTTATCTTCAGTATGGCTCTCCGAGCGCCGCTTCGCCGACTGCTTCTTCGCCGGCCTTTATTGGGCCGACAGTTGGCACCTCCGGCGGATATACAGGCGGGTTTTCAGCGGGGTATTCGGGATAATGAGAATGCCACGTTTTCAATATTCGAGCAGTCCTTCAATGTCGGGCGCCTATTCAAGCCCGGTGTTACGAAGCGCGCCTACGTTACGCACTCCGGCATTACGAAACACATCCAAATATTTGCGAGATCCTAGAGCCGGACAGCGCAATATGCAGCTCGAGGTTCAAGCTGAACTGGACAAAGCAAAACCATTTCAAGCTTTAGTCGCCGGGGCGGGTGAGATTGCCGAGACCTTTTTAAAGGCAGACATGAAAAGCAAGTTGACCGAAGCTGAACTCAATCTTCGGATTACGACTGAAGGATTGCTTGCCAACATGAAATCCATGCCGGTTGGTGCAGCTTCAACAACGATTGATGGCAAAACAGGCCAACCAGATACGAATTATCGTGCGGTTCACGAAACATCACTTGCAAGCTTTACCGATGAGTTTTCTCGCCACAGAGAAAAGTTATCCAAAACACTACCTCGGGCAGCAAAAGACCAATTTCTCGCCGGTACAGCTGCATATGTCGCATCAGCTGAAGCTCAAGCTCAAGCGATCAATCGAAAGCAGCACGTTGCCTATTTGCAAGGCACAGTTTTTAGTAATTTGAGAAAAGCTGAGACTCTTGCCGAAATCGATATTATTGCCGGCGGTGCTGATGCGAGATTGGTTTACGCGCAAGATGATTTATTGAAGTTAGTAGACGCTCGAAAACGCGAGTTAGCCAATGACTACTTTGCGACCACAGTCATCGCAGAAAACACGCAGCTCGGATTAGAGAATCTTGAAAACGTTTTTGCAAATAACAATAGAGAATCTCAGCTTGATGATGAAAACGGCGATACGATCCCAATGACAGGCGCTCAAATGAGACAGTTTGAATTTATGGGTCATTTAACCGCAGATGACAAACTTGCGTTCGACACAAAGATTCAAGCCAAGATTAAACGCTTACAGGCTGAAGACGAGCTTAGAAAAGAATCTAATAAGAACTCAATAATGGGCGAGATTTATAACAATCCTGATCCAAACGTTTACACCTCTGACGCCTTCACCGCAGCTGCCGCAAGTGGCGAAATTAATTTTGAAGATATTCCTGATCTTGATGCGATAGTTAAAGCGCAAATTGTCGCAAGATCGCAAGCTGCTCCTGCAACCGATGTTTCTCTTCAGAATCATATTTTGGACAATATCGGTGATTTTGCTTATCGAACTGAAAGGTTGATGACGATGCCTTTGGATCCGAATTTTGCAAAAGAGGCGCTTGAGAAAAGACGAAGATTTGATCAGGGTATTCCAGATTGGAAAGATAAGAACAACCCTGCCGGTAATAAAGGAGCAAGAGCAAACAGAATTTTCGAAAATGCGTTTTATCGCAAAGATGGTGGTTTTATGGATGCAATCTCAATCTTTTCGCCAGATAGAGTTGAGCAGCTAAACGACCGTTACTTTATCGCCGCGAAAGAGTTAGATGAGTATGCAAACAACGAGATAGATCTCGCGATGGCTGACTCGGAATACACGTTCGATGAAGCGTTCGATAACATCTATTTGAAAGCCGAGCAGTTAGCGGAAAAAGAACGTCAATATTCTCAAACCGTTAAACAAGAAAAAGGCGCATTTGATCTAGCGAAAGATGCCGGCTTCACTGGAAGCACAGGCCAATTTTCTCAATATAACACTTGGTCAAGAAACAATAATCAGTTTACTTTCGACGATGTTCTGCAAATGGATCCCGGCCCGGCTCGAACTGAAAAAGCAAAAACATTGCAAAGTTTTGGTTGGACTTTTGATGCAAAGTTTTTCGAGGAAAAGCTAGAAACTCAAACAGCAGAGGAAAAGTTAAGCACCGTTGAAAAGATTTGGAATGCGGTGAACCCTTTTGCTCCAGAGGATGAATAGATGAGTAATTGGACGCCACCAATGCTCACCGATCAGCAAATCAACGAACGGTTTGAAGCGCAAACAGAAGCTGAAAATCAATCAATGAGAGATTGGATTAACACGACCAACGACGAGAATTTCAATACAACAGAAGATGATCTTCGCCAAAATCCACAGTGGATTCTCGCCAGTAGGGTTTTATACAACCAAAACAACGGCAAGAAGTTCTCTGGAACTGATCAAGAAGCAGCCGACTATGGCCTCGATCAAATGGGTGCATTCAATTACTCATTCTTTAATATGGATGCGCCGTGGGCTGAAGAAGATACAGTCGGTATGGTTGGCTACCTTTCAAGGATTCAAGAGTTTGATGATCGCGGCAAGCTTGCCTTCTTGCTGTTGATGAACACCTACGACGAGAAAGATGTCACTTGGGAAGGTGTCAAAAGAGGTTTTTCAAATGTTTTCCAAGATCCTACGACTTATGGCGGTATTACTACGCTCGCCAGTCTCGGCGCGAAATTTTCGGGACGGTCAGCTGTCAAAAGCGGAGTGAAGGCTTGGCTTGAACACGCAGCGCATGGCACTTTTTCCCGAACAGGCATGGCGATTGGCGCCTTTGAGGGTGGAAGCTATACCGCAGCCGATCAAGTTTATCGCGAAAGAATAGACGCAGAGCTTGGGGATCGAGAGGCTTTTAGCGATCTATCAGGGTGGCTATTGGAATCTGCACCTACAATCGTTTTGGGAACAACTATCGGCGCAGCTATCCCCGCAGCGGGAATGGCAGTCAATCGGCTTCGACCTCGACCCGATATTCCGGTTCCTGATCGACCTGATCTTATTGTTGAGGAAGTAAACAAAAACGGCAAACTTCAACGAAATGTTCGAGTTGATGAAGCTGCATTTGATGTTGACGCAGAAAATTTTAACTTTCCTGATCTAGCACCAACTCTTGCTGACAATCACAGACTTATTGCACAAGACAGTCAGGCCCGAAATAAGAAAGGCTTTGGCGAGCAAAGCGAATTCTTCAATCCAACATTTGGGCATGAAGGGCGCCCGGTCTATAAGGCGATTCGAACTCAATCGCACAACCGGATTATTAACAAGGCTATCGAAAAATCTGGCGACAGCATTCCCGCTGAAGGTGAGAAAAAGGTCGCTGTCTTTTTAGGCGGCGGCAGCGGTGCCGGCAAAACAACTGGCTTTAAATCGGGAATTGAAAGCGGCGCAATCCCAGATCGCCAATATGTGAACATCAACCCAGACGATATAAAAGAACAGCTTTCAGATTACAAGACAATCAAGCGCGAAGGAGACTATCGGGCAGCTATGCAAACCCACGAAGAGTCTTCAGACGTTGGGGATCTTTTGCTTGAGCGCGCTGTAAATGACGGTCGAAACGTTTTGATTGACAAAACAATGGCAAATCCTGAGAAGAATTTGGCATTAATGGAGTTGTTGAGGTCAAAAGGCTACGAGATTCAGTTTATGGGGGTCTCAGTTGACGCAGGAACAGCTGCAATGCGTAACCTAGGGCGATTCTATAACTCAGGTCGCATCCCTTTCCTACAGGCAATTGGGAGGACTCATAAGGGATTTAACGCAAATACCCGAGCCTATCTTGAAGCTGCAGATCAAGGCGTCATTATGGATAATTCCGGCGGGTCTTTAGTGATTGCAGCGCGAAAAGGTGAAGACGGCTCAGTCGAAGTATGGGATCCGATGGTCTATAATATGATCTTAGAAAGAGGTAACTTAAATGAAGAAGCAAAAACAATCCGAGAACTTCGTGGATCCTCGGTCACGAATGATAACCCCGGAGATTATGGCGAAAGCCCGCAAGGAAGTGGAAGCGGAGGAGCGCAAACGGAAGGGGCCGCCAGTGGTCTTTCTCCCGAACGACTAAGAGAGCAGCGAGCTGCTGACCTTGGTTTCAGTGATGAAACCTTCTTTCACGGATCGACTCGGGATTTCACTGAATTTAGCGATAAATTTGGCAATCCCGACAATCACTACGGTCTCGGTCATTACTTTACAACGAGCCTCGAAGACGCATCCGACAACTACAGCGGCAGTGGCCCTGATTTAAACATCAGGCTCGAGACTGTCGCGGAAAGTGCCTTCCCCGATCTTGAAGGTAAAGACGGAATCGATGCAGCTAGAAAGCTGCTCGGCGTCGAAAATGACGGTGTTGTTTACCCAGTTAAGCTTCGCACAGATAAGGTTGTGCGCGTTGGCGACGATGATGCTTACACTCTTGATGGCGAAAGAGAAACTTTCTGGGAATTAGATCCTTCTGATCCAGATGAAGAAATCTTTGACCCATCCGGGGAGTTTATGGATGTTCTTGAAGCAACCATCGAAGCTGCTGACCAGTGGGGCGTTCCAGATACTAATGAGCTGCAGGGAAAACTTTTAGAAGCAGCTATGGATCAGGAAGGCATGGGCGCTTCTGAGTTTGAAAAAATCTTGCGAGACCATATGGCAAACCTTGGTGCAGACGCATCCCCCGGAACAGTTGTTTCTCAGGTTTACCATGATCTTGGATATGACGCTATAGATATGGACGCCGGCGTGTTTAAAAACATGGACGGTGTAGAAGGGCAGCGACACTTCATAATTTTTGATCCAACCAGAATAAGATCTATCCACGCCGAGTTTGATAAAAACAAAATCGACAGCGCAAACATTTTATCGAGTGTAGATAATGGCAATCGAAAACGCAGATATTCTTAATAAAGAAATCCCGCAAACCCCCACCGAAACCCCGGCACCCGCCG